CCACCAATCATGCGATCTTTGCCAAAGACGGTGAGATAATCATGTAATTCCTGCCACTCTTTAGATTGTGCAACTATGCCCGGCATAGCCTCAAACACAAAAGGATTGTTTTGAATGAGTCGAATATGAGATAGAAAATATTTCCTAACAACCAACATCCATGCAAACTCACCTCCCATGAAAACTCGAGTCTTACCAGACTGAATCTTGGAAGCAGAAACGGGTTCATCTTTCAGATGCGCGCAAAATTGCGGATGGAATCTTTTTCCTTCATCATAGCACGCTTCAATCTCTAAAATACGATCCATAATCACCTCATCAATGCTAGTGATTTTTCCCAAGTCATCAACAGTCATAAAATGTTTCTTTGATTTCTTAAACGGGTTACCAGCACTAGTTGACTTATTTATCTGATCAACGTAAGTCACACCCTCTGCGCCATTCAACGCAACATCCAATGTATAAATCTCCAATTGCTTAATTTTGTCGCCCAACTGGGAGACAATATCATTGAAAAAGGAGTCTTCACACAAGCGGAGTACATCGTTACTATAGGTGTGTGGATGTGAACTCATATCCTTAATAGCAATATGCCAAGGTCTCCAATCCATTGCAGGTGGTCCATAAGAATCATCATACCCCAAATTCTTCATAAAAGGGTGTATGAAAGTTCGAACAACTTTCGACTTGTGCTTGGCTCTATAACCAACAAAACTTCCAATGACTCCAACTGTACCTTTTTCCAAAAATCGCACACACGATTTCTGGTGAATAGGACCAAGTTGACGTTCATAACCTGGGGCACTAATGGATATTGTACCACTTTCAACCTGGGGACTATATGTGTTTTGTAAGCTATTTAACATGCGCTGTGAAATATGCTGAAAGAAGATCTTACCAGTGGTTCCACAGGTATGGCTTCCCAAAAGGACTTGAGAGCCATCAATGTCGGCTAGACAGATTGAACCACAATCACCATTCTGTGTATCAACATTGACGTGTCCATGGTAACCAGGAACAGAAAAAACTGGGCAAGTTCCTGCATGAATATTACTTATCTGACAAAGTCTCAATGTACCACTCCTGTCTCTCATTACATACTTTCCAGAGTATCTACCCTCAATCGGTTTATCTTTGGGAAAATACTGTATAAGAGATGGTCCAGGGGGTATAGCTCGTATTTCAATAATGACGAGGTCTGAACCCTTAGCAGATCGAATATCAGATGGGCCAAAATGAACACCAAACACATTCCTTGAAACGTTCTGTGCACAATCTTCAAGAATAATATCCATGGTCCCAGATCCGCCTTTGTAAGCATGCTTGTTAAACACCCATAAATTGCCACGAATGTTAACTGCAGTTGTTGAATGAACCTTACCAGGCAGATTGTCCATCCTCATATTGAATCTAGCAGTAGATTTACACAACTTATCAAGTAAAATATTCCCTTGAGCACACTTAGACGCTCCAGAAATATCCACACTGGATGGGCGATACGGATCGTGATAATAGAACGTAGGCTTCTCAGTCGTGGTGGGCTTGGGGACAACTCCTACTGAATGCTGAGCGACCATTCCCGAAGATCTCCACATATTGTAAAGAGATCGCAAAACAACTGCACTAGATAAAAACGCAACCAAAACACGCAAATGCTTGGAGGAATAATATCTGTGCTTTATCAT